GTACTAAATGGAATGCTAATGTAGAAAGTGCTTTCTGTATCTCAAGTGTAGAAGGATTCCCAATGGAATACGAGTACGAGTTAGCTACAGCCTGGGCTTTCCCTACTTCAGTAATGAGAAAGATGATTGAGATGTACCCTAACCTTGACTTTACTATCGTTGGAGAAGAAGAAGGCGATGCTTATGGTGTTTACATTGAAAGTTCTACCGATACTTTTTTAGAGGAAGAACCACAGTATATAGATGACGTTAATGGACTTGAAGTATATTGGTCAAGAAATGACCAATGTTGGAGATATATGGAGAGTAACGAGGCTGTAGAAGATTCTGACAATTTCTACCCTATGACTAAATACTCTTGGAGTTAATGAGTATAAAGGATGACTTACTTATTAGTGCTGACCTAAACAACCTTTACTGGGTGATAGGTGAGTTAGCTAAAAAAGCAAAGGAGGACAATGATTTAATCAAAGTCCTCCTACAGCTTGAGCAATTTGTGGAAACCCACAAGACACGGACCAGAGATATGGTAACGTACCGAGACACAATTGAGAGAGCGAGGAATGAGTATCGTAGTCTTAAACTAAAATACGATGGAACAGTAGAGGCTCTCAACCTAAAGACTAAGATACTTAGTCAAGTTATGAACGAAAAAATGGATGAAGATGTTAATAACGAATTCTAATTTAGACGATTTTATAGATGCAGAATACCAGTATCTTCTGTATTATAATAATATTATTACTTAGTAATAGTATTATAAGAGTATCCCTTAAAGGGATACTCTATTAATAATAGTATTAGTAATTATAATAATAGTATACAGAGCGATGAAGATAACAGATAAAGATTTACGCAATTGGTTCCCAAGGGATATGAGGTTCTTGCACTTCTGTGCAAAGTACTATGGCTACTCCTTCCACAATGATGAGGTAGTGGAACGTGCTAACCACCTTGCTATACTCAATGTAATGCGATTGGTGAATAGAGATGAGGAGTTTGAGAACGAAGCACATATGACTGGCATCGTTATGTCTTCATTCCGATATGCAATACTCAATGCCTACACAAGTTCACTATCCGCTAACGAGAAGAACTTGGATGTAAGGAACGAAAGCGAGGTAACCTATGGTGATGGTAGCGAAGAGTACAATAAGTACCAAGAGAGTGCTGTATCAAGCGATAAGGAGATAGATAACCTCATTGATGTGGTAAGAGAATATGCTGAGACCAACCTACCCTACCTACAACGCAGGGCGTTATTGGAATGTGTGATTGGAGAGTCTACGATGAGGGAACTATCCGAGGATACAGACACCACAGTGCGACAAGTACACGTTGCAAAGCAGACAGCAATTAGACGAGTTAAGAAACTAATAGGAGTGTTAGATGAGAATGAAAAGAAGTATGGAAAGAAAGAGACTAATGGAGAGTACATTAGCCCATCTCGTAGCAAGTTACAAATTGAAATACAACTTGAACCCGTTAGAAGGAACGAGGAGAGAGAGCGTGATTATAGCAAGGCAATGTCTTTCATTCATACTCCACCAAAAGTATAAGCAAAGTCCCAGCCACTTAGGAAGGATGATGAATCAGAACCACGCTACTGTACTTCACAGCACGAAGGTTGTATCTAATGCCCTTGAGTGGAGCGATGTGCAGTATGTAGACGAGATAAACAAGTGGTCCATTATCTTTGATGATGTGATGCCTAACAGCAACGAGACAAAGGAGGAGTTAGTAGATACCATACACCACATACTACAAAACTCAATGCTTAACAAGGAGAGTAAAGAGTCCGTACTTGATATGGTCTCAGAAAAAATTAATGAATATTATGTCAACGATTAATATTTTGGTGTAATTTAGTAGTAATCAATTCAATTATATATGAGCAATTTAAACAAATCCCTAATCAAAGTCCAGTCAGAGTTGAAGGCTCCGAAGGGACAACGTAACAAGTTCGGTAACTACAATTACCGCAGTGCTGAGGATATCTTAGAGGCTGTAAAGCCTTTACTCGCAGCCAATGGACTGACTATGCAAATCTCCGATAGCGTGGCTGAGGTTGCAGGTATTCCCTACATTGAGTCTATGGTTGTAGTATCCGATGGAGAGACAGACAGAGTAGTAACTGCACAAGCAGGTATTGACCCTAATCGTAAGGGTATGGATATCGCACAGTGCTTCGGTGCAAGTTCTTCGTATGCACGTAAGTACGCACTCAATGGTATGTTCTTGATTGACGATACCAAAGACCCCGATGCTACCAATGACCACGGCAGAAGTTCTGCTCCTGCACAATCAGCACCTCAATCAGCACCTGCACTACTTCCTTTAACGGATGAGATTAAGGCTAAGATGATATCAGCTGTAGCTGATGGTAAGCGTGACGCAGTAGAGAATGCGCTGGGTAAGTATAAAATTACGGCTAAGGTCCGCAAGGAAATCTTAGGGTAATGGATATCTTAGAAAGGTTTAACGATGATGAGGTGTACTATGCGGACAGGGAATACCTGTCCAATAGTTCCCTTAAACTTCTAAAGGAATCCCCTACTAAGTTTGACCTATGGCGTAAGGGTAAGTGGCAACAAGCCAATACCTCAGCGTTTGATGTAGGTCGTGCCTTACACGCAAGGTTCTTAGAGGACAAGGTAAACTATATTGGTTGGGAAGGACAGCGTAGAGGTAACGACTACAAAGAGTTCCGTAAGGAGAATCCCGAAATAATTGCGCTTACCCAGAACGACTTCCACCTTGTTGAAGGTATGTACGATAAGCTATCAAAGGTTGATGCTGTTCGTGATATTATGGGACTTGAGTTTACTCCCGAAGTGCCGGGTATAATGGAGTACCATACTGCCCAAGGCAATATTGTGAAGGTCAAGGGTAAGGCTGATGCCTTAGCTTGGAATGGTGTAGACAACTACCTTGTGGATTTAAAAACCACTCGTGACCCAATGCACAAGTTTAAGCGTAACGCTTTCTTCAACTATGCACAACAAGCATTCTTGTATAAGACTATCTTCAATGTAGATAGGTTCTTCTTCTTAGTTGTACAGAAAGAGTTCCCCTATGAGGTGGGTATATACGAAGCAGGAGATGCTTTCCTTGCAAGAGGTGAGCAAGAGTTAGATGATTCAATTAACCTTTACGAAAGATTATTTATAAATGGAGAATACAAACCATACAGCGCAGACATTGATGTCATATAGTAGCCTTGAGAATGTAATCATCTCGGGTACAAGCACCATTAGTGGTGTTGCTATTGCAGACATTATGTCTAACAGTAAGAAGAAAGAAGTAGCACTGGCAAAGAGTATTGCTTGTGCTGTGTTCAATGACTATGGGTACGGAGTTCGTGAGATAGCGAGGCTATTGAACTTGGACCATAAAGGGGTATCGGTATATATCGGCTCACACGATAACCGAATGGCTGATAAGAAGTACTTGATTAAGTACAACAAGGTCAAAGCGTTTGTAGAAGGCTATGAGTCTTCTAATGAAGTAAGCTTAAACAAAATCAATGAGATGACCAGCAAGGTCTTCGCAATTGAGGAGAAGTACGAGCATTTAAAAGAACTATTAACAAGTAACTAAACAAAAATCAAGATGGCAAACGACAAAGTATTCGTTGGAAAGACAAGTGTAATCAACACCAAGTTCGGTGAGATTGTAAAGGTAGCATTAGGTCCTCAAGACTTTGAGGTATTACTAAATGCTAAGAATGAAAAGGGTTGGGTAAACCTTGAGATTAAGGACAAGCGTGATGGCGGTAAGTACATCCAACTCCAAGGTGAGTACACAGGTAAGCCAAAGGCAATGGCTGTGAACGACACAGATGATATGCCTTTCTAAAAGGTAGTAAGAGGGGAGGGTACTGCGGAGGCTCTCCCCTTTTATATTATTCGTGATTCGCGAATCGCAAATCCTCACAACGATGTCAAGTAAAATGCACAAGATAGTTGACACCAAAAAAATAGGCGCAAATTAGAAACCTTTAACACCAAGAGAAATGAAAACACCAATGCAAGAGTTATTGGAATGGGTTAGAGCAACCCTACCAATGGATTTAGACACGCCAAGAATGATTGAAGAAAAGATTGAATCACTACTTGAAAAAGAGAAAGAGTTTATGTCAGAAGTTTACGCTGATGGTGGTGATTGGGATGAAGTTCCACAACCACGATTTGAAAACTACTACAACGCACACTTTAAAACAAAATAAAAATGACAAAAGCGCAACAATTAAACATCAAAGACTTTCCATTTGAAATTAAAGACAAGAATGGAAATGTAATCTACTTTGAAGACTCTACTGGATATTGGTCAAAGAGGAATTACGATTCTAATAATAATAAAAAATTCTTTGAAGATTCTAATGGATATTGGGCTAAAACCACATATGATTCAAACGGAAATAAACGCTTTACATATGATTCAAACGGAAATCAAGTTTTCTATGAAAACTCCAACGAGTGAGATGGATGAAGCAGTAAGAACCTTTAAAACAAAGAGAAATGACACGAGTAGAATTATTAAACCAAGTAGCAGAGAAACTTGAGAGATGTGAGTACACACCAATAGTAACTACTAAAGAAGAGTTACCTATTTGGACGATGTTGCTTAATAAAGTTTATGAAGAAACCTTTAAAACAAAAGAGAAATGAAAACACCAATACAAAAGACAATGGAATGGGTATGGAAACAAAGAGAATCTACTAATAGTAAAGATGCTATTTTGACCTTTGATGCTGTATACCAATATCTTTCAAATGATGGGCTTGAGAAAGAGAAAGAGGTGATTGAGACCGCTTTTTTGGAGGGAAGAATTCTAAGACCATTAGATAGTGAGCAATGGTACAACGAAACCTTTAACACCAAATGAAATGAAAGAGTGTAACTGTACTACGAGCAGCTACGGAATTATAGAGCTTTGCTTAAGAGATCTTAAAGAGAACGGTCTAGAGAATGATTGAGAATATAGTAATAGCAGTTATACTAATAGCTTGGAATGCCTACCTAGTATACAACTGGCAAAAAGATAAATAGAGCTTATGGACTACCTAAGTAGAGAGCTGGAGGAATACCAGTATAGAATAGATACAACCTGCGAGAAGTGCGGAGAGTCTACCGACCCCGATTACTACGACTGTAGCTGCAGCGATGAGGAAGAATAAAGAGATAGTACTAACGCTAGGAAAGGTACCTAGCTTAAATAGTTTTTATGCCGGCTCACATTGGACAAAAAGAAAGAAAGCTAAAGACGCTGCACTCGAAACGATTAAAGGCCAACTGGGCTACAATAAAGGAGCTGCTTATAATAGCTTCCGAGTTACTGCTTATGTTCGCTACCGCTACGATTTGGATAACAGCATTATTGCTATTAAATTCACTAGCGACGCTCTTAAGACCTTGGGCTGGATTAAGGACGACAGCCCTAAATACTTTCGACACTTGCTTTTGGTATGGTCGGAACAAATTTCAAAAGATGAAGCGCAAATAACTATAGAGCTTTCGGATGAAAACCCGTAATAAAGGAGCTCTAGCCGAGTATCGTTTTATAAGTACAGCTATAAGCTTAGACTTAAGAGTACTTACGCCAGCTGTAGAGGGCTACCCTTACGACTGCGTAGTAGATAACGGCAAAAGCTTCTATCGGATCCAGGTAAAGTATGCCTCTAAAGATAATAGAGCTACTAAGGTTTTTAGTACGATGGTACAGCGCCGTATCAACGGCCCTAATTCCAACTATAAGAACTACACAGCTGAAGAAGTAGACTTTTTCGCGCTTTACATTTGGTATATAGATACCTTCTTTATTATACCCTACAGCGCTGTAAGTAGTAATAACATACACCTTAACCTAGGTAACGAAAAAAACAAGTACACACAGTATAAGAATAACTGGAAGCAACTACTACGCTAAAGATGACGACAACACAACAAGCAGCCAGCAAATACTTAGAACACGGTTACAGCCCTATACCTTTAGTAAGTGGGCAGAAGCGCCCCCTTTTAAAGGATTGGACTAAGTACAAAGAAACACCTATAGAAGATCTTAATCTATTTACTACGGACAGCTTAGGCCTTGTATGTGGGTATAACGGTTTAGAAGTATTAGATATAGACGCTAAGCACTTTACCGGTAATGAGTTTAAAGAGTATATAGAACTACTAGAGGCAAACGGCCCCGGCCTCTTAGCTAAAATGGTAATACAGCAAACCCCTAGCGGAGGGTTTCACTTCCTATATAGATGCGAAGTAATAGAGGGAAACCAAAAGCTCGCAAAGAATGAAGCTAAAGAGGTTACTTACGAGACTAGAGGAATAGGAGGCCAAGTAGCAGCCTGGCCCACTCCCGGCTATAAGCTAGAGACTAAGGCCAGCGCTATACAATGGATTACACCGGAAGAGCGCGATATACTACTAAGCTGCGCTAGAGAATTAGATAAGACGCCTAAAGTAGAAATAAGATACGAAGCCCCTAAGCAAGCTCTAGCCAATAACGAGGAGCTTACGCCCTGGGCCGACTATAACGAAAAGATAGACTGCTTAACGCTCTTACAAAGCTACGGCTGGACGATAGTAAGAGAGGACAGTAAGTACGTCTACGTAAAGAGACCGGGAACTACTGACGCTAGAGATAGCGGTAAGATCTTTAAAGATACCGGTAAGCTTTGGGTATGGAGCACCAGCACCGAGCTAGAGGCAGAAGTACTTTATAACCCCTTCGCACTCTATACAGCTTTAGAACACGGTAACGATTTTAAGGCAGCAGGTAGAGCTTTAAAAGCTGAGGGCTACGGCTACCAAGAGCCTAAGAGATTAAACGAAGTAGAGCAGTACGAGGAGGCACTAAGCGAACCCAAAGAGAGCGCAGAGCCTACCGAGGACGACCTGCTTACTAAATACCTACTAGATCCTACCGAGCAAATAAGTAACCCCCCAAGCGTATTAGAGCTACGCCTAGGCCTAGAGACCTATACCCTAGGTACTGCAGGAAACATAAGCCTAATACAAGGGAAAGCAAAGAGTAGAAAAAGTTACTTTGTAAGTGCACTCGCTGCCGCAGCAATAAGAGAAGGATATAACGAGAGCTTGCTTAAAGCCGGTGTAGTAAAAGGTACTGTACTTTATTTCGATACTGAGCAGGGCGACTACCACGCGCAGAAGGTAAACCAGCGTATACTACACCTAGCCGGTATACCC